AATATAGGAACTATATATGTTCCTATAAAGTCGCCTATCTTCTTAAGAATGTCTCCTATGCCAGAGAATGAGATTCCTACCTCGCCGATAGCTTCCTTAATCGTATTAAATGCACGCATTAAAGCATCACCAAGTGCGGATACCAGCTTTGCAACCGCTTCTCTAAATATCTCACTCTTATTATAGGCTCCTATTAGTATCGCAACCAGCAAGGTTACTGCAGCTACTACAGCAAGAATCGGTGCGGCGGCGGCTCCAAAAGCAAGATTAAATATAAAGAATGCCCCTTTAACAATGTTAATAGCAGACCCAAGCTTTGAAAAGACCGCTATAAAAGCAAGTACAGCTCCTGCAATTACCTCTACGGCAAAGGTAATAACTGAGGCAATAAGACCAAACGCCGAGAAGGCTGCAAATATCTTTGCGCCAAAGTCAAATAGGTCCTTCATCGCCGGACTAGACATTATATTAGTGACAAACTCTAATGCTTTTCTTAGTATATTAAAGAATGTCTGAATAGCACCGGTAGACAAAGTTACCTTAGCAAACTCGACCAGGGCAACTACAAACTTAGCAAACGCGGGGGCTGCAGCGTTTGCTTGCTTTAGCAGTTCACCAAATGATGGTGCGGCCTGCTTAATGATGTCCCAGAAAACCTTAATGTTTGGATCTGCACCAGCTTTTAAGATCTCTTTAACAAAAGCACCTAGCGAGCCAAGCACCGCGCGAGAGTTGACAGCGACATCCTTAAAGTACTGTGCCAGGTAGTTTTGCCCTTTAGCAGACGCAGAAAACTTCTCAAAACGTGCGGTAGACTCTGTAAACCAACTAAGAATATAGTCTCCAGCGCCTCCTGGAGCAAAAATTGCCTTTACTGTACTAAAAGTGCCACTAAAGATATTTCCAAGAACTTCACCCCACTTAGCGGCAATGTCTCCTGTCTTATTAAAGAATTTTTCTAGTTCGCCTGAGGCTTGTTTCGCGTCTAAAAAGTTTGCAAACTGAGCAGTCTTCTTCTGTAAGAAGTCTGTAAACTTGCGAATAAGAGGATCAGCTCCTACGAGGATAGAAAGAATAGACTCATAAGAATTAGCAATTGTTTTGCCAAGACCCTCGACGACATACCCTGCTTGTTCAAAGACTTTTCCAAGTTTTGCTACATTCTTATCGTTGACGATAGCGTCAACGATAGAGTTAAATGCTTTCCCTAGAGAAGTTCCAAGCTTCGCCATCATAGGAGTAAGCGCAGGAAAAAGCTGGGTACGAATTCTTTCTAGACCGTCTTTTACAGCTGGCAGAAGAGTCTCAGCGACCGCATCTCTAATTTTCTTAAGTGAGGGGATAAACGTCCCTACCATATATTGTACAAATTCGCGTGCGGCAGGTGAAAGAGCTTTTAGCGCATCTGCGTATGCGTCTACGGCAGCCTTATTCTTTTGGTTAGCTTTTGCCTGATCTTCCATAGCACGTTCAAGATCATCGTACGCATCTTGAATTTGCATTATTTGATCAAGTTGTCGGTCCGCGTGCCTCTGCCTAACATCTTCAATTTTCTTTTCCGCGTCAAGAATTTTTTGAGTATTTTCAAGCTTGACAGCTGTAATGTTTGCTTCAGCTTCTTGCTGGCTACGTAAGGCATCTCGTGCTGTCTGGGCAACGTTTGCCTGAGCATCTTCCTGGCGCTCTAGTGCGTTGATGTATCCTTGTGTATTTTTAGGATCTCCAGCTAGCTTATCTTGTTCCTTTTGAAGATCCTTATTCTTATCCTTAGCACGGCGTAGACCAAGTTCAGCCTCAGCAAACGCAAGTTGTGCTTCACGACGAGCGCGGGAATTTGGAGGTAGATCTTGAGTACGCTGTAAGGTCTCACGAGCCTTTTCAAGAGTAATAGATGCGCGCTTCTCTGAAAGCGCAGCGTCCTCTGCGTCAAAGCCAATCTGTTGAATTTCTTCACGGCCGTCTTCCAATGCTTTTGTAAGCTCAATCTGAGCGTCCTTAAGGCGATTGTTCGCCTCAATCATTGATTCAGTATTTTTTTCTTTTACAGATGCTAGCTTAGCGTATGCTTCTTCTTCATCGGCAGCAGCCTCGGCAATGGCATCGGTCTTCTCTTGCTCTGCCTCAATCATATCCGCAATTCGATCACGCTCTTCGCGACGAGCTTCTATGAGCAACTTCTCTATGCGCTTTTCAATGTCTTCAATGCGACGAGCAGCAGCAATCTTGGCAGCAGTATTGTCTGCGGTAGCTTTTTTAGCTGCCTTAAGCCCAAGAGAGACTGCGTTTCCTACACCGGCAAACGCCGCAAATGCGGTAAGAGCTGATAAACCAATTGCTGAAAATAAACCTGGCAAGACTACAAGTGAAGGAATGGCTCCTGCAACTGTACCTGCAAGAGCTACAAACCCTCCACCGAGAGCACCAACAGAAGAAGTAAGAATAGAAAGGGCGGGACCAAGTGTGTATCCAGTTCTTACTAAAGACTGGAACTGCGCACGAGACTGCAAGGCTTTTGCGCCAAAGTTCTCAAAAGATCTCGCAAGGTTGTCACCTACTCCAGAGTTAAAACCTCTAGAGAAAGTTTTTCCTACATTTTTCCCATCGCGCTCTAGGTTGATTCCGCTTGCTGCTCTTTTAACTTCACCTTCAAAACCAGTTGTTATAGCTTTTACAACTATATACGCATCGCCAACTACCGCCACTTGATCACCTCCTTCCTATTTCTTTTCTAATATTCTTATTGAGTAATCGGACCGTCTAGCATATTGCCAAATGGTTGATCTGCTGCGGCGTTTACATTGGTTGGTCTGATGAAAGGCTTCACTGCCTTTTTCTTTTGCAAAGGGTCAAAAGGAACTATCTTTTCTTCTTCTTCTGACATAAACTCGTAGTCATCAAAGTTCTTAGTAACGCCTCCGCCTGCAGTATTAGATCCAGCCTGAGTTGAGTATGCATAAGAAGAGTTATAGAAGTCCCTATAGATAGCTTCTCGTGAACGATCTCTACCGTCAGCCTGCTCTACGGAAGAATAGAATAGATCCTCTTCAAAGAAGTAGTGCAAGACGTCGAGCATGTTACTTGCCTCCATCTCCTTTAAGTTTATTCCGTTCATAAGCGCTTTTCCATTAGTGTAGGGCCAGAGATCTATTCCCCAGGAGAGGAGACTTCTGGCCCCTGGTTCGGGCGTGAGGTATAGACCTCAACGAGCCAGCTGCTGATCTCACCGAGCTTCTCCATTTGAACAATCTTGTCTGGGTGCACTAGCAACGTATTAAAACGCTCATAGCTTTCTTCATTCAATGCATGCTTGAAGAAAAAGCTGATTGCGTCTGCCGCAACTGCCGGGTCTTCAGCACCTGACTTAGAGACAAGGTCTAAAAGAACTTTACCTTGAAGCTCTGGACGGCAAAAAAATTCCTCGCCGTGAATCTTAAATGATACCGGCTCTTTTTCGCCTGTATCGTCAGAACCAAAATCTCTGAACTTAGTCATTGTTTCTTCCTCCGTATTGTGTTGGTGTCTTTATTAAAGCACGTGCTTTAATTCTAGGTTATCTTATCAAATGTAGATGATCGGTGAGGTATCTATTTGGCCTTGTTCCAGGGTGTTTCACCGCGTGGGTGTAGATAACTCTTCCACCCGAGGTGAACCTTAAAACCTTAGCGCGATCAGGAGTAATGATATGAGGACGTGTACCTTCATGGTGCATAAGCGCGTAACTTAAAGGAGAACCTACTCGAAGTACTTGGCCAAAAGGAGCGCGCTCTTGTCGCATATGTATAGATGCCTTTAAGCGTCCGGTCTTTACACCAACTTGGTTTTTAGCGCCAGCCATGATTGCACGCCCGCGCGCAAAAAGGTATCGCCCTACTGGGCCATATGGATCATTTAGTAAATGATCCATAGCGCGTGGACGAAAAACTACAGTTGTTTTAGACATTGCCATTATGGAACCACCATAGATACCTGCATACGAACCGTCTCGAAGCCACCCTCAGGGTTACCAGCCTCGACCGTTGCAATAACACCCATGCCGTATTCGTTCTCTTCCCACTGGTCAAGCTTACGAATAAGCTCCATAAATAGGTAGCAATCAACTGCCGCAATCTCTGAGCCTTCTTGAATTTTTTCTCCCGTAGGAGCCTTGCCGTTATTTCCAACTACTGGAATCTGACGAGATACAGAGATACTAAGCACGGCTGTTCTCGGCTGTGTACAGCGTTGCGGTTGGCTTGCCTGATCTCCAGGAAGACCTAGATACATTTGAACAAACGATACTGCAAGCTGCTCGCAGTCAATCGCAGGCTCACCCATTAACCAAAAACGACGTGAAGGCAGGTCTATGTTATATTCTTCGTAGGTTTCAACTACCTTGGCAAGAACTGCGTCAAGAAAATCCTTAAGGTGTAACGCTCTAGAGTCAACAGTGGAGATGTCAATAATTGGCATATTGCGTCTCCTAGTTGTCTAGTGTATATGTAGGTGTC